AATTATCTCTTTTGTAGATGTTATGCTTAGTTGGAAACTGAACTCTCGAAAAAATAATCTTATCGTAATTAGAGCATACAACAACTTCTGGAATTCTTACCGGTCCACGAGCTGTCTGAAGGAAGTTATCATATGATCTGATTGGTAACTTAAGCCATTCTTTAGCACCTTTCACAGCAGAGAAATATTCAACAGATTCAAAATTAGTACTACCATTACTGTCAACTTCGTAGGAAATATCAAGTGGAGTCACAGAACCAGAGAAAATATTACCGAAGGTTTTTTCGATACCTTCTACCCCAATAGGAAAATAACATTTGTTGAGTACGAGTATTTTATGAACCTTCACGATACGAGTGTATCAAAGTTCCTTTATTACGACTGCTGTAATCGATAAATAAGGTGATTGAATTCCCCTTCAATATCAGCTGCAACATTTTGCAGATCTTTATAATTTTGAGAAATATTATTTAAATATTCAACAACAGTTTTTTTCATTTCTATATAGCGTTCAATTAATTTACCGCTATACGAATCTGACTTAACTGTGTAAAGTACTTTGTCGGTTGCGATGCCTGTACGGCCATAGAATAACTCAACAAATTTATCAAACAACTCGTCAAGTTCTTCATACGCTTTACCTAAAGCTTTATGTTCAGCGTGAGATTTTGTCTGCCAATGATCAATCTTTAGTTGGTTAAGAACTGTAAATATAACGCTCAATTTCATATTTTATACATTATTTATATTAGTCACATAATAATCATCAGTTTCTTGTTTAACAGCGCCCTCAACTGAGTATATAGTTTTATCTATTTTGTAACCAGGATTAGACTGAATACGCTTATATGTCCATGCCTTATCAAACCATATTATTCGATTGTTTGGATATGCAAAATAATTACCTTCATCCATTTTAAAAACATGAGCGCATTTATGCTCAAATGTTTCAGCAAATGAAACATCTAACATTGCTGCTTTATTTTCAAATCCCCAATCGATAGTGAACATATATTCACCTTCTAGTTTTTCTAGCGATGAGGTTATCAGCTGCGCCCGTAGCCCTGAGAGCCTGCTTCTGACCCCAACGTCTACATAGTCGGAAAAAGAATCCCAGTAAATATGGTCTATTAATTTACGTTTGGGAGCTGAAGGTCTCCAGCAGAAGGCGTGTATGGGTCGTCGAGTCCAATTTACACCGTTTTCGAGAAATGCCTCAAATAGAGGAGTTAAGCCTTGCATGGACGCAAGGCTATGGACATCGCAATTGGTAAATTCACCAAAGCCCTTTTCGTGGTTATACAGAAATTCATTCCGTATAAAACACCGCATTACAGGGATATTATGATTGAGATATGGCATAATAATATGGCTTTTTGGTTGGAAGGGTGAGACTTGAAAGGAATTAGGCTAATATAGTTAAGCATCAAACTTTTAGTGCGAGATCCCAGACTAATAGATGGAGTCTCGGTGAAAATTTAACGTTAAGAGCTTTAGCATACTCAGCTACAGCAGGCGCAGCCACAACATGTTCAGCACGAGAACCGCAGCAAGGCATAAACCAAATACGATCTGTAGAAATATTAATATCATTTTTACTATTCACATACTTACGCCAGATCTCTTCAATATCTTCAGCTCGGCTAATGACAAACTTAAATCCAGAGCCATGCGCTTTATGCCACTTAAGTACTTCTGGTTTGTAAGTCTTTTCTTCTGGATCACCATTTGTAGTTAACTTAGGTGAAGTAGTAAATGTAGCATTAAATTCATTCACCCACTCACTATCAGGCATGATTGTTGCGTTAGTTTCGAAATCAATCTTTGGTAAAAAATTGTATTTACTTACAAATGCTCTAACAAGCTTAACCAATTGCTTTTGCTGAATTAGAGGTTCGCCACCTGTAATTTTCCAAATAGCACCATCTTTCAGCTTAGTGACATAGTTATTCTCTTCAAGGAAGCTAAAGACTTCGTTGAATGTCATCTTATTCTTAATAGACCAAGAGATAAAGGAGTCACAACCGTGTGGTGAATCCTCTGAAGCGAAATTAGCACAAGTAAGGTTACACATTGATAGTCTCATAAACACTGAAGGGTAACCAATATACTCACCTTCACCTTCTAGAGTATAGAACACTTTATCGTCACTCAGGAAAATTGTTTCTTTATCACAGTCAATCATGAAAATATTTTAATATCATTTAGTGAGATAATCAAGTAGTTTTACTATAAATATTAGTGTATGCCTCGTCAAGAAGCGCGCAAGCGCAAAACTGCAGGTTTGAGTGAAGCAATAGAAATTGAAGCTTCACTTCAAAAAAACTGGCTTTTTAATTTCAAGATTAAAAAGCCCTTCCACTTCAACGATAATCATAAGCGTTTTTATGAGTGTATAAAAGCTGATGATACAAATATGGTCCTAATTGATGGTCCTGCAGGTTGCGCTAAGACGTATATAGCTGTCTTAGCTGCACTTGAAATGTTGAAAGAAGACAAAACAAAAAGCATAACGTATATTAGATCAGTAATTGAGTCTGCGTCAAGAAGCATCGGTGCTCTACCGGGTGAAGTGGGTGATAAATTTCTTCCTTATGCTATGCCTCTTATCGAAAAAGTAAAAGAGGTTACTGATGACAGCACTTGTAATTTTTTACAATCAAATAATATCATACAAGCTATACCTGTTAACTTTGTTAGAGGTCTATCATTTAATGATACAATTGTTATCGTCGATGAAGCACAAAACTTAACAGGAGGTGAAATTACTACTATCTTAACAAGATTTGGTAAGAACACTAAGTATGTAGTTTGCGGTGACTTAAATCAAACAGATATTGGCAAAGCTTCAGGCTATAAAGATATCTTTAATAAATTCAAAGACGAGCGTTGTATTGATCACAAAATTTACACCTTTAAGTTTGGTGAGAATGAAATCGTTAGAAGTAAAATTCTAAGATTTATTGTTGATATTCTTGATGCAAAGCGTTAAGTTTCTCTAATTCAATTAACTCTTTAATAGCTGCTTCTAGATCAACCTCTTGAATGACATACTCAGGAGGTTTTTCTTTTATTTCTAAAACAGGAAGAACAGAGCGTATCTGATTGAATACGCTCTGTTCTAATTGTGTCAATTGTTCATCACGGGTTATGTGAACACCTGATCTCATATTAGCCCCATGATGTTCCAGCAAACCAATTACCCTTACCAGTAGAAACGTTTGAACCTACTAGAGCACCTTGGCTTGCGGTTACTGTAGGCTGCGGTTGAGCTTGAACTGGTTGCTCAGGTAACGATTCGTTTGATACTTCGTTAGTATCCCCTTCTTCAGTATTCTGATCATACATGCTATAAGTTGCAGAGTTATCTGCATGCTCAAAGACTTCAACTTTTTCAAGCCAGCAGCGACCAGCCGTGAGACTCTTAATATACTCCTGAGTCAGTTTAAATACAACTTCTGAAGTTCTTTCAATACCAACACCATCTGGGAATACTCTCAGCTGAATAATACCCTTTCTATCTAGATCGCGAAATGTTTCAAGATCAGGATCATCACCTGCTACACAAGTAGTATGATCAAATACTTCCTGAAGCTTTGCTTTCAGTCCTTTCAAGCCACCGAAGTCAACTAGCCAGTTCTTATCGTCGAGACTAGATCCACCAAACCAGAACTTAGCGATCAGCTGATATCCGTGAAGGAATCTACACATAGAATGGCTAGCTCTCCACTGTCTAAATGCACAAGAACCTAACTCAATTACCTTTGTTGATTGATATTTCATATCTCATATTATATGAGTCTAATAGGAAGTTCAACTGACTTTTTTGTGTTTTAGTATTTTCTTTAATTAGTTGCTCTTGCTTTAATAATTTTCGTATTTTTAAAATATCATTAGCATCAATTTGGACATCTGGAGCTTTATTTAAGAAATCCTTTAAAAAACTTGTAAAGGTAAGTGGTGATGGTGGTTTATTATTAGATAATTCATCAGCATATAACTCCTTTATACCTTCTTTTCCGTAGTTTTTAATTGAAGATGAAATCCATCTTGCAATTTCCTTTACTGTAGGAGTAGATCCAAGGCCAGACTGTGAATACAACTGATTCCAGTCTTTTTTAGTGCTAACTTCTTTATCTTTTAGACCTTGAACAGTGTTGTTACTTTGATCTTTAATTTCCACATCATACGTACCTTCTGGAGTTCTAGTGAGAATTGCATTATATTGTTCAGGTAATTCTAACCCACCCTCAATACCACCGGGTGAACCAGGAGTTATTGCCTCTACTTTTTTAAATCTTTCAGCAGTAAACGGTATCGTTACTCGTACTAAGCCAGCTTTATCTTTAGGTAAAGTTTTAGGGGAGTCATACTTTATGCTTTTGAGATTGAATACTGCATAGTATCTTTCCTTCATTGCTTTCTTTAAAGCAGCTACTGGTTGCTTTTCACTAAAAGCTTTGAAGGGGGCCGCTACTGCGTTTAAGTTATTAACTAGCCCAGGAGCCACAACTTTTGCTGCTGCACCAATACCTCTCATAACGTCGCTGAAAGTCTCTTGTAGTAATTCTTGTTGAGATAACATTACATATATTTATTTAATAATCTCTAAATAATCAGATTTTAACCAATATACTAAGACATTAGTTGCTATTTCTTTAGCTCTTTTTAATTTTAATTGATCTTTAATGTAACTTTGATACTTTGTAGTCTTTTCATTTTTATATAGAGTACTCTTAGACCAAGGATCTGCTAATACTTCGTTTTTAGTGTAATGCCATGGACCATTAACCTCTAATATTAAATTTATTTTATTATAGTTATCAAATACTGTTAGATCGTAAAAATAATATTTACTATTTATAATAGTAAAATATTCTCTATTTTTAGGTCCACGTAGAAAATAACAGTTGTCAACTGCTATGTTATTTTTTTCTATAAACGTACATATATAATTGTATGCAGGTTTAGAAAAAGCAGATGTAAAATAACCGCAAGAAAACAATTCTTTCATAGCTAGCTTCCTTTTCAATTTAACATCTGCTCTATTAGCTGCAGCTTTTATTCGCTTATTCCTCAATTGAGGGTTTTTATAATTACCACACTTTTTACGTCTAATTTGTATTTGTTTAAAGTCTGTCATTTGATGCGTAGCCTTTACTTTACGTATATCTCTCATTCTTTTGGCTGTATGTATGTCGTATATCTCTTCATATGTCTTACCTCTACTATTATTAGCACGGCTTAAAGCAAGATCTGTATCAACAACTGACTGAATGTTAAATTTACTTTTATAGTCATTTACTGTCATGTTATGACGTTTAAGGTGAGTATTTGTTATGTTACGGAATTTTTTATTGCATATTAAGCATATCATGAAATTATTTATGCTTTCATCACCACCTATCTCAAAAAATTAAAAATAAAAAACAACTTGATTTCTTCAGATTTTAGATAAATATATTCATAAGATGAATGATATTCCATTTTCAAATAGTAACATTACCCTAACAGATACAGAAAAAGCAAAGCGAATTAATAAAGCAGCAGAACACTTCGGTAAGTTTATGAATGTTTTAGGGTTTGATTTCAAGAACGACCCTAACTCAATTGAGACTCCAAAGAGAGTAGCAAAAGCTATAATGCATGATTTATGCTCTGGATGTTTTACTTCACCGCCTAATATTACAGCTTTTGATAACGTCGATCAGTATGATGGCATTGTATGTCAAAATAACATTAAATTAGCATCAATCTGCGCTCATCACTGGCTTCCGTTTACAGGTACTGCACATGTTGCTTATATTCCCTCAAAAGACGGTAAGGTAATAGGTCTTAGCAAATTAAATAGAATTGTTGATTGGTTCGCTCGTAGACCTCAAGTGCAAGAAAATTTAACGATGCAAATTCATAACTTTATCGATGGAGTTTGTGAAAATAATAATGGAGTAGCTGTAATGATAGAAGCAAACCATACCTGTTGCTCTTTAAGAGGTATTAAGCATGATAGCTCTATGCGTACTGCAAGAATGTCAGGTGCATTTTTAGATAATAACGATAATAGTAGAGCGGAATTCTATAAGTTTATAGAATTTGCTAATAAATAAAGCACTAAGGAACTATCATACCATTTGGTATGAATATTTTTATTACTAATGAAGATCCCGTGTTAGCAGCACGGGATCTTTGTGATCAACACTGTCGGAGTAAAATGCAGATCGAGAGTGCAATTATGCTAGCTCATGCATTCGACCAAGAAGTGCTAAATCATAAAGATACACCTCGTACAAAAACAGGTAAGCCACGAAAAAGTGGTCGTGGCTATTACAATCATCAATGCTCAGTGTGGGTTAGAGAATCTCTAAGCAATTTTAACTGGCTAGTTGATCACGCTCTTGAAATGTTTGATGAGCGTATGTATAGATGGCCAGGCTCTCAAGAGCATTTTACAAAAGAGTTTATTATCTGGTGCAAAAATAACGCGCATAATAGCACACTCACAGAAAAAGGTCTAACTGAGTTTGCTATTGCTATTAATGTTAATAGTGAATGCTACCAAATACCTCAGTTCAAAAACTTTTCAACAGTTGAGAAGTATAGAGCTTATATTGCAGTAGATAAAAAGTTTGCTACTTGGACTAAACGAGGTAAGCCAGAATGGTTTAATATGATACTTCAATCTGATCCCCAGCAATATGCTTCGAATCAATATCAATTAGAGCATCAAGCTGCTTAATAAAGTCCTTACCAACAAGGATTTTGTATTCGTTTGTTGATCTGTTGCCTATGCTAAAAGGAACATTTTCGAATTCCTGACCACCAAACTTCATTCGAAAAGTAACAACTGGTCGCTCTTCGACGTTACCAGCGCCAATGTTTATAGAGACTGTATCTTTTATCTCCTTCATTAGGCGCTTACCATTTACTGTAGTAAAAGTTACTTTATTACCTTGTTTAGTAATATCTTCACCGTGTAGTACATTAAACGCGCCGTTACCGGAGTCTATCTTTGCATCGATATCTCCTATACCCTCAAGGCTAATACGTTCTATTAGTCCTATAACGGTCTTTTCGTAAAATGTCTTAAAGTTTATCATATTAATGGCAAGCAAAGCAACCCCCACACTTGCATCCCATCGCTGCATGTACACAGAAATCATCCGTATCTTCATAACCAGTATCAAACATGTCTACTTCTGGCTCGTGATCTTCACATCCACACTCATGTTCTGATTCTGAACTAAGATAGTCGTATACTGATGAAATATAATCAGCAGCTTTAGTAATCTTTGCTGCTACCCAACCTTCAAGGGAAGGCATCTGCTCAATAATTTCCTCTAACTTGGCGGCATATTTAGCAAGTTTAAGTAGGTCGGTATGAGCCATGCTCACTTCACCTTCGTCGTGTTGTTCTATGTGATCCTCATCAGGTATTTTGCTTGTAGTAGCACCTGGCATGTCCATTGTTACAATAACAGGAACACCTGACATACCACCAGATAAAAGATTTTCTTTTAATTTCTGTCGAGTATTACTATATGCCTTTTCAAGCATCATTCTATCTTTTGAAGTATACATGTTATTATTTATACTATACCTAAAATTTGCTTAATAGTATTTTTATCAGGTTGTGATAAAACTGGAGGTGTAAAATAGTCTATTGCGTTAGGATCTTTACTAGTTATCATCTCACGTGATTTAGTACCACTGATATTGTTACCCTTTATACCTATATTAACAATATTTACATTAGGGTATTTGTCTGGATTCTTAATAAATGAATTAAATCGTGTAATATCTTCATCTTTATCACCAGCACCTACTAAGACCTTATCACTAGGATTCGCTTCAACAAAATCATATGTTGATTTAACTGGTGTGATTGGTGCTTTAACAATATCAATAGGTTTAGGTAGATACTTTTTATAGATAGACCATATTTGATACGATTGATCCTGAGTAATACCATCACGTGGCGATTTACCTATAAACACAACCCCGCTATCAGCTGTAAGTAGTAAGTCTTTTAACGCTTCAAAATGTCCATTAGTAGGTGGCTTATATCCGCCTGGAAAAACAGCGATAGTCTTACTTGTTAGTTGTTCGAAAAATAATCTAAAATTAATCATATACGTCCTTTGTTTTTATGGAAAGAAGGTGATATTACTTTAAAGACAAGATCACTTTTTGGACCTTTAAGCTTAATAACTATACCTTCAAACTCACCTAACTTTCCTGCTAACGCTCTTAACTGTCTGAGTATTGTGTTATGCATGTGCTTTTGATATGGCAGTAGAATGCGATTGAGATGAGCTCTCATTTCACGCTTAGCAGTTACATCTTCTCTTTTTCTTGAATCACTATAAAGTACTGCTTCATAGTTAGGGTATTGAGATGTGAATGTGTTAATTTCCTGTGTAGCAGCATTTACCACATCGCCTAAGTAGATAGGATCAAAGACATTAATATCTAACGGTAAGAACTTAACAGTCTCGTTAGATAAGTCTGTCAGGCTTTTAATTATATCATACTTAATACTCTCTGTTAACTCAACTCCATTAAAGTCTGTAACATTAATAATTGGGAAAGTTGACCATGTACCTAATTTATCTTTTTCATAATTTGTTGCAACGAAATAAACAAGATTTGAATTATCTTCACGAGTCAAAGCGAAAGGTGAATACAACCATTCAGCTTGCACTCTAATACCGTCTATATCAAGATCTTTTTTATATCTTAACAGTGTCTTGTATATAAGATTCTTAATTTTTAGAAAGCTATCTTCGAAAGCTTTTTTAGTTGGCTCATGTTTAATTTTACCTGTAAAGTCACCATCTGATACAACACCTGAATAGCTTCCTTGGAGGAAGTATTTATTTTTAGGAGTTATACCAAATCTAACAGCCATACCGTCTGCTTTTTCAGATACGGTTGAATTACCAGGCTGTATAGTATCGTCAGTAGTACCTAAGATTTCTAAAAACTCTTTAAACTGCTCGAATGGCATTGAGTATTGATCCGGCTTGTACTCAGAATATAAATGTTGTACACCCACTCTTTGACCAGAAGTAGTTGTGCTTTCAGTTACAGTCTTATATATGTAAGCATTTAGATCAACACCATCCTTAGCACATGTTTGTATAGCATCAGATAACATA